TGCATGTGTTCGGTGGGCATCTTTTCTGGGGCATACTTTTTCTGGGAATACCTTTCCGGGGCAAACCTTTCCGGGGCATACCTTTCCGGGGCAAACCTTTCCGGGGCAAACCTTTCCAGGGCAAACCTTTCCGGGGCAAACCTTTCCAGGGCAGACCTTTCCGGGGCAAACCTTTCCGGGGCATACCTTTCCGGGGCAAACCTTTCCGGGGCAAACCTTTCCGGGGCAAAAATATCAGACACGGAATATCTGGTTAAAACATTATTTATAAATGGTTCAATACATTCGGTAAGCTGGTACGGATGCAATCAAATCCAAATCGGTTGCCACAAAAAAGAGATTGATTGGTGGAAGGAGAACTATAAGATGATCGGAGAAAAAGAAGGATATGCACCCGAGCAAATAGAAGAATATTACGATTATATCCTGATGTGTGAAAAAATGCAGGAATCAGCGAATAAAATAAACAAAGCCAAGCCATGAAAACGAAAATGAGTGAAGACGTAAGGGTAAAGCTGGCAGTATACCGGCCCATATTTGACAAAATAGTGGTTACGATCTGCGACAAAATGAACATAAACCCTGCTGAAATAGGCATAAGAGATCGCCACGGCAATTATCCGAAAGCAAGGCAGGCAGTTTGTTACTATACTTACAACCTGACTAAAAAGAAATGCAGTATGTCATTAATCGGATATATGCTGAATCCTTCTAATCCGTTTGACCATTCACATATTCATTATTTTATCAGTCACTTTGAAAAACTTTTAAGAATGAAAAAACCAGGTTATTACTTTTTAAATGGAGGGTTAAGGACTGACGACTGGATTATGAAAATACGGATAAACTTTGAACTTTACGGAGGTGATGGGACGGTATGGCTGGAAAACTTCGCTACATCTTCCGGCAACTTCATGATGTCGGAGGCAGTTTAGACCGCTTCTAAATTACGTTAAACTCTTGACTTTTGCCAAAATAGAATTATCTTTGCAATACAAACAACAAACCAATGAAACTGATAATCTTACTTTTACTGCTTACCTCCTGTGCCGTCTATCCAGAGCCTGAATTTCAGACCTGGGAGCCGAGGCATTCCGGGACGTATGTGGAAATGGATAGTATTATTAACGGTCAAACCTACTATTATTTTAAAAAGCTATGAAAAAAGGCGACATAGTAACCACGCCGCACGGCAAAGGTGTAATAGTTGACTTTGAAAAATTCAGGTTAACGGATAGGGTAGGTGTAAAGTTGGATCAGAACCCGTTTAGTTTTCCGGTAGCCTATTTTTTCACACATGAAATTAAATTGTTGAAAACAACCCCTTGACAAACGGTAAATAATATCGTATATTTGCAATCAGCTTAATTGACAAGAAGCACCATGCAGAGAGAAATTAAAAATAAATCAGTTAAAAAGACCCTGCCGGGGTGTTGACCTATCCTAAAATTGTGCAAGACATTAATGATCTTGAAAAAAAAATTGATCAGAAAATAAAGATTAAATTCACGTTCAGGGCAAAATATGACCAACTAAGGAAATACCGTACCAGGTTACATATCCGGCAGCTGTATCGTAAGTCAAGATTTATGCCAGCCCGGTGCGGCGGTGTCCCAGCTGCGGGCAAATGATTATAGAATGATTCTAAATAAATGATTATGCCTATTTCAGAAGTACATTTAATCGACTGCATGCAGTATATGGCAACCGTGCCGGATGGGTTCTTTGAGCTGGCAATAGTTGATCCTAATTATGGAATAAGCGTTAATCATAATATGGGCAGGCGCAAAGGTGATAAGGCTTCAAATTATAAACCTGCAGACTGGGACAAAAAAAGCCCTGATAAATCATTTTTTGATGAACTATTTAGGATTAGTAAGGATCAGATAATATGGGGTGCAAATCATTTCATTAGTAAAATGCCTTTAGATTCTTCCTGTTGGTTACTTTGGGATAAGGGATTTTCTGAAGATGTTACATTTGCCCAGTTTGAAATGGCTTGGACTTCATTTAATTCAACGGCTAAAAAATATGATTATAATGCTGCAGCAAATATAAACCGCATTCACCCCACTCAAAAGCCAGTACAGCTCTACAAATGGCTCCTGCGCAACTATGCCAAAGAAGGTGATAAGATATTTGATTCACATTTAGGCAGCCAGTCGAGCCGGATAGCGTGCTGGGATGGTGGCTTTGACTTTTGGGGATGCGAACTTGATCCCGACTATTTTAAAGACGGATGCAAACGATTTGATAATCACATTAAGCAATTAAAGATATTTTAAATTGTTAATAATTTAATTTGCATCTAGCGAAAGAATAGATTATATTTGTAGCAGCTTAATTGACAAGAAGCACCATGCAGAGAGAAATTAAAAATAAATCAGTTAAAAAGACCCCCGCCGGGGAAAGCGGATCAGCGAAGTCTCTGCCTTTGCCTGGTCCTGGAACTGTCAATTCCGATCCGGCCGGGGCTTCTTATATGACATACCATGAACAAATTAAATCACCACAGTGGCAGAAGAAACGGCTGGAAATATTCGAAAGGGATTTTTATAGTTGTAGAAATTGCTATTCTAAGGAAAAAACATTGCATGTTCATCACATATTTTATTTAAGTAGTTATAAAGTATGGGAATATCCTAATGAATTTTATGTTACTCTTTGTGAAGACTGCCATAAAATAATACATAATAGAACCGAGTTTTTATTTAAGACTATTGTAAAGCATAATGATGATATTGGTTCTGATGGAGTAGTCAGGTATATTGAAGCATTATCAATGGCATGTAAAATAACTTGGGAACAAATGATAGCTTATTCTGAATATTTAAATAAGATTCATGGGGAGGGAAATAAGAATGAGTAAGCGATTATCAGATAGTGAAGTTTGGAAGAAGGCATGGTTTTATGACCTTGATGCTAAATATAAACTGTTTTGGTTTTATATACTTTCTGATTGTGATGCCGCTGGAATTTGGGCTGTTAACTTTCGCCTTGCTGAAAATATCATTGGGGTTAAATATGATATTCAGGTATTGATTGAAAAACTTAAATCACAGATAGCAGTTTTAAATGGAGGTAATTATTGGTTTATAGTTGATTTTATCAAATTTCAGTACGGTTACCCTGTTTCTGAAACCGCCAAAATGAGAAAAAAATTAATTGATTTGCTGTCATTAAGAGGAATTAATTTAGATACTCTATATGAGGAAATAAATACAGTATCAATACAGTATCAATACAGTATCAATACTGTTAAGGTTAAGGATAAGGATATTATTAAGGATAAGATTGTAAAAGATAGTGCTATATATACAGAGGATTTTGAAACATTTTGGAAAAATTATCCTAATGCAGTGGCAAAGAAAAAGTCATTTGAAGCATGGCAAAAGGCAGAAGATAAACCTTCAATATCCATAATACTTGAAAAATTAACGCATCAGAAGCAGACCGACCAATGGAAAAAGGATAACGGGCAATTTATACCAATGTCAACTACTTATATAAATCAGGGCCGTTGGCATGATGAAATAAAGAAACCAGGTATAATTAGACCAGCATTTCAGCAATGAAACTACAAAGCAGCATAACGAAACGTATTTACGACTTTGAGCCGTTACCAGGTAAAAAAACCATTTGCCCGGAATGTTCGCACAATCGCAGGAAGGCAAAAGAACAGATTGTAAGCTGGGAAAAGTCAGGCGAAAGAGGTTACTGCCATCATTGCGAAACGACATTCTTTAAATATGAGAGCCGGGAAAAGCCGGTTTACACGGTTCCTGAATGGAAAAACAGCACACAATTAACTGATAAAGCGGTAAAGTATTTTGAAGGTCGGGCAATAAGTCAGCTTACTTTGATCGAAATGCAGGTTTACAGCGACCGGGAATTTATGCCGCAATTTCAGAAAGAGGTCGATGTTATCTGCTTTCCTTATTTCAGGGGCGAAGAACTTGTTAACATCAAATACCGGGGGCCGGAAAAGTCGTTTAAACTTTACCAGGGTGCGGAGTTATTGTTTTGGAACGTTAACAAGATAGGCAATGAGGTTATCATTGTGGAGGGCGAAATCGACTTACTTTCTTTTATTGAAGCCGGTCAAAAGGCTGTTATTTCAGTTCCGGCCGGGGCAAATAAAACGCTTGAATACCTGGAGGAATGCCCGCAATTATTCCAATGTTCAACTATTTACCTGGCAGTCGATCAGGATAAAAAGGGTGTTGAATTAAGGGACGAGTTAATCCGGCGCTTGGGTGCTGAAAAATGCCGTTTAGTCAGCTTTAAGGAGTGCAAAGACGCAAACGAATATCTATGCAAGTATGGAGCCTTTGAACTGTCAGAAACCGTAAAACAGGCAAAACAAGTACCTATAAAAGGCATTATCAAAGTAGGAGATATTTACGGTGAAATTCTGAATCTTTATGAAAACGGCATTCAAAAAGGACTGAAGATAAAGAGCAGTTTAGACGAGTTCATAACCTGGGAACCTGGACGGCTGGCAATAATAACCGGCATACCTGGACATGGGAAAAGTGAATTTGTCGATTGGTTAATCTGTAAATTGAACATTATATACGGCTGGACTGCTGCATACTTTACACCGGAAAACTACCCGTTGAAATTTCACTATGCAAAAGTGTTTGAAAAGTTAATCGGAAAGCCGTTTAATAAATTCAAAACAACAGATCAGGATTTTCAGATAGCTTATGAACATATCCGGGATAATTACTTTTATCTGATGGACGAGGAAGATTACTCAGTTGATATGGTTTTGGACGGTGCAAAGCAGCTTATCAGATCGAAAGGGATAAGGGTTTTAGTCATTGATCCTTACAATAAATTAGAGTATCAGGCCGGACGAGGCGAAAACGAAACACAATACATAAGCCGGTTTCTGGATAAATTACAGATGTTTGCAAGGTTTAATAACTGTTTGGTTATCCTGGTAGCGCACCCGAAAAAGATGCAAAAGAATGGAAAGATATACGAGGTTCCTTCCTTGTATGACATTTCAGGGAGTGCGCATTTTTACAATAAAGCTGATTACGGACTTTCTATTTATCGGCTATCCAACGGTGAAGGCACCGGGTTTGAAAATATGATACAGGTTCATGTACAAAAAGTAAAGTTTAAACACCTGGGCGAAGCCGGGAAATGTGAACTTCGCTACAATTATAATAATGGAAGATTTGAAAATGAGGGTGCAACGGTAGATATTTGGGACAATCAGAACTGGTTAATAAACCAGCCTATTGAGCAGAAAATAGAATTTGAAGGCAAAATGAACACGGAAACACCGTTTTAATATGGACAAAAAAGAATATCTATTCAACGAAATGCAGCCAAAAGAAGATGGCGTGGAATTGACCATTTCAGGCATTGAGGAAGCGATGGAAAAGTATGCAAAAGATCGCTGCATTGATTTCCTTATGTGGAAGATTGGAAAGGGTGCAAGCCGTTACGAAGTTGAATTAATTCACGATCAGTTTATAAACTCAATACCATTTTAGCCATGAAGCTATATTTTAGTAAAGAAATTGGTGATGAATTCTGCTACCCCAAAGCTGAAATAATTGAATACATGAAAGAAAACGATATATCTGAAATGGAGGTAACCGAAGCGGAAATGGAAACAGATACAGTTTATTTCTATTGCAGGGAATTTCAAGAGATTGGAGATGTCGGTCAGGGATGCGGCAGGATGTGCAAAAAATATGCACCCCGAAACGGGAAGAATGGCAGGTGCAAACATTCGGCAAATCCTTACAGTAAATCTTACAGAAAACTAACTATAATAATTAAGCCATGAAAAAAGTATTAATTTTAGCTGAAGTACCTGAAGAATGCGACTTTGAAAGTGTTCATTTTTTCAGTGTTGATATTCGTGAAGCGTTTGGGGGTGATGTTTACGCTGATTACATCGAATATAAAATTATCATTCCGCCAACGGAGGAGGAAATATCCGCTCATTTCAAGGCATATGCATTTAAAGCAAAAGATGTGATAGATTGGTATAAAAAACAACTTGGATTATGAGAACAGCATTAAGAATTATTTTCTTCCCCGTTGCCGTTGGTTTCTTTATGATCCCGGCTTTGAACTGGTATTTCCGTTGGTTATTTGGATGGCTGCGATATGGCGGCGACTTCATGATTTATGACAAAAAACAGAATGAAAAATCTATTTATAACCTGATTAAAAAAGTGGAGGAGTTGACTAATGAGAAATCATAACGAAGACAACTTGCAAAAAGCCTGTGTAAAGTGGTTCAGGCTGCAATATCCTGATGTGGTAATATTTGCCATACCGAACGGAGGCCAACGTGACGCGGTAACGGGCGCGCTGATGAAAGCAACCGGAACGCTGGCCGGGGTTGCTGACTTGTTTGTGATGAAGCCAAAACAGTATTATGAATATTCAACACAATCATGGATAAATGAAAAATGTGGCCTTTTCATCGAAATGAAGGCCGGAAAAGGAAAGCAGACAGAGGCGCAAATATGGTTTCAAGAACATGCCGAAAAAGCCGGATATAAATATGCCGTTTGCCGGTCGTTTGACGAGTTCAAAACAGTTATAGAAAACTATATATGAAATTTGGTAAACCTTAAACATATGAAAACACCGGAAGAAATAAAAAAAATAATGGAATGGGTTGAAAAAACACATCCAAGAATTTTATGGAAATATAGCACTAAAGAAGGGCAGGAGGCGTTATGCGGTATCTTAAAAGAGTTTGCCGAAGCCTACCACGCACAATATACGCAGCGTAAAGTACAGAAGCACGTCTGCTGTGTTGACGAATCCTGTGGGCAAGCGGAGCAGGATGAAATGCGTGATATGTTTCCAGAAGAACAACAACCTATTGATCGAAAGAATACTGTTCCAGTTGAACAGCAAACGTGCAAGACGTATGAAATTGATTTTGCAGGAAATGTTAAAGTAAAATTAATTATTACTGAAAACGGCATTGAAATAGATGCCGCAATGAACGGCTGGGGAAATCCTATTGAACCAAGTAAATGTAAAATCGAAAGGATATGAAATCAATAACAATTCAAGTAGAGTCACCATGTGATCAAGACATTGATCAATTATTAATTAGATATCATGGAGATGCGATAAAGCACGATGTATTATTTAAAATCCTCGAACCCATAAAGGCAAAAGAAGAGTGTACTCAATGTTGGGTAATTGACGGAATTTGTCAGAATTGTGGCAAAGATTTTAGAAAGAATGTTATAAAGGCAAAAGCATTAAAAAAGAAGGGGACGAATGATTGGTATTATTTATCATATAATGAGCAGATTGAAGACTTTCAATGGTATTATGGTAAAACATTTCGGATTGTTGAAGAGTATCAGCTTATCGGAAATTTACCACCAGACGCCGAACTCGTTGACATCTTAATCGTGGAGGAAAACAAATGAAAGCAACAAGAGAAGAATTAATCAAATTCAATAATGAATTGGCAAGATACCAGGACAGGCTGCCAAAGGAGATAATAATAGATTGGAATGAGTTGTTTCAGAATTTGATAAATTCTGAAGCGGGGAATGAAACCCCGACCGTTATGCCCCGTTTTTTAACCATTTTGATAATGGCTACTATACAGGCGATAGTAACAATATGTGTGAGAAATCTTGAAAGTTATATCTCATTTCCAATCGCTTATATTGTCGGCTGGGGTATGTGTATAATTTGGAATAAGCTCTATTCTTAAATGGGGCATAACGTTTTGCAGCTAAAAAATCGGGCGGGAAACTACCCACTAACTTAAATACGAGAACGAAATTATGAACACAGAAAATAGTATCAACGAAGCCACTAACCCCGCCTGTTTTTTAGGTGCTGTTAGCGGTTGTTTTTCTTCACCAGAATACAACATGCTTCGCAATAACAAGGGGAAACAAAAAGCCTATGTTAAGGGATGGGAAGCCGCAGAAATTGGACTATCGCCAAAATCATGCCCATATAAACCAAAAATCAAGAACTTAGTACCTACCGACCCATATTTCAAGGCTTGGCATAGCGGTTACGAGTCTTTTTTAAATAACCGCTAACGAGTTGCAGCTATGAGCAGTACAGCCTTGCACATAGTTTCAATCAGGTACGAAGGTTTATTGGCTGTATTGCTTATAGGTGCTGTTATGCACTGGCACGGATTATTAACAATTAAATATAGATTGAAATGAAAATCTTTTTTGACACAGAATTTACAGGCTTACATCAGGGTACTACATTAATTAGTATTGGAATGATTGCCGAAGATGGTAGAGAACTATACTGCGAATTAAATGACTATGACAAAACCCAACTTGACGACTGGTTAAAGGATAATGTAATAGCAAATTTACACAACACCAACCCTATAAATACCGAGCAATTACGCAAGGCAATAGAGGGATTCATTGAACCTTACGACACGGTGGAAATTTGGAGTGATTGCCTTTCTTATGATTGGGTTTTGTTCAATCAAATTTGGGGACACGCATTTAACACTCCAAAGGCTATCTATTACATACCTTTTGACCTTTGCACCTTGTTTAAAGTAAAAGGGATTGACCCTGATGTAAGCCGTGAAGAGTTTGCAGGAATGACTAATGGAAGTCAAAAGCATAATGCTCTATGGGATGCTAAAGTAATACGAGAATGTTATTTGAAAGCGATTCGGTAGTGCTTGTGCATAACGCCCGGCTAACAACCATAGCGTTTATCACTCAAAAAATGAATGCTAACAACAATAAAGAAATGACTTCAGATCAGAAAAAATTCGAAATCCTGAACTGTATTTTTAAAACAAAGGACGGTGCATCCTGGAACGAGGTTTCCGAAATGCTGAACGAGTACAGGGAAATCGTTATCAATGAGCAAAACGACAGTGAAAAGCAGGAAATTATAAATCGGAGCCGTAAGGCATACCCATGAATCTAATAAAATCCACGATAGGACTTACAAACGGAAAGAAGTTTACCGTTTACCACGACCTGACAGAAAACAGGCTGCAAGAAATAACTCAGGCATGGTTACAAGAAACCACGAGTTACAACGTTAAATCACTGGTAGCCTGTATCTGTTCAATGGGTAGAAAAGCATACACCGAAAAGCAGTTTAAAAGACAAGGTATAAGTTCACGAAAAAAATGACCGTCTTAGACGTATACCGTTATCAGGCTGACCTTGTAAGGATAGCAAACTGGCATACGCCGGACACGGAAGCCGCAGCCGATGCAGTCCAGACGTTTTACCTGAAACTGTGTGAAATGCAGAACAAAGAGGGAAATCTTGACCGTATATTTTACAAAGGAAAACTTAACATGGTTTACGTCTTTTCTTCAATTAGAAACATAATTATAAATGAATACCGGATAACAAAGAACCTGGAGCCGCTGGAAGCGATTACAGAAGACCAGGCAACGGAACCGGAACAAGATATAACAACAGATGAAATGTGCGCTCACATTCGAAAAGAATTGGCCGGGATGAGGGAATACGATAAATTATTAACTTTGACGTTTTATTCAGAGAATCATTCCATAAGATCAATGAGTAAAGCAGTAGGAATATCAACAAGAAACATTCATTACACCCTACAACGGGTACAAAAACAGATAAAGTCCGTTATATTAGAAAACCCTGATAAATTTCCAAAGTATGAGCAAAGGAAAAAGAAAACCCCGTAAACCCAAAAGCGAAGGATTAGGGGACACCATTCTAAAAATTACTGAGGCAACCGGTATTAAAAAAGTAGTCGAAGCCTGGGAAAAGAAAACCGGAAAAGACTGCGGATGCGAAGAACGAAGGCAAAAGTTAAACAAACTTATCCGCTATGCCAAAACAATCAACTGTATGACATTGGAGCAGTACGACCGTTGGACAAAGGAACGCCTGATAATCCAGGAACAAACTAAAAAGAACGTGATACTTGACCCGCAACTGAAAGCTATCTATGAATTACACCGGGCTATTTATGGCGTGCCACTGGAATTGCCATGCAAGACTTGCAGCCGTAACGCTCACATCTGGTTAAACATGGTTGAACAACTTGAAGCAATCTGGAAAACATACACAGCAGAAAACGAGTAACGGATTTGATCCGGCTGAACTTGAAAGGTTATCTTTAAAAGCTATTGAAGATAACAACCTTGTTTTCATTAATGAGGTTTCATATTATTTACCTTGCTCAAGGGCAACATTTTATAATCATGGACTCGACAATTTAGACAGTATAAAAGAAGCCCTTGAAAAAAACCGGATAAACACTAAGGCAAAAATGCGTAAACGTTGGAGGGAAGAAGATGCCCCGCCAGTTTTACAAATCGCCCTTTATAAGTTGATCGGGGACGATAACGAAAGCGACCGGATCAATTCACAGCAAACAAAGATAACGGGGGTAGACAACCAGCCTATTCAGATAACCATAGTTAAATGATTGATGTTAGAACCTCAGTCGTATTTGAACACCTAGAAGATTCTACCAAAAGGATCAACATCGAACAAGGCGGGACACGATCAAGCAAGACGTACAATATTCTTATCTGGATTATCTTTTCTTATTGTGCGAAGAACAAAAATCAGAACCTTATCATCACAATCTGTCGTAAAACATTTTCCGCTTTAAGAGGTTCCGCAATGAGGGACTTTTTCGAGATACTAAACACATACGGCATTTACTCAGAAAAGCACCACAACAAAACGCAAAACGAATATTCTTTATTCGGGAACCTGGTTGAATTTATCGGAGTGGATCAACCGGAAAGAGTGAAAGGCAGAAAAAGGCATTTATTGTACATCAATGAAATTAACGAGTTGACTTATGAAGACTGGTTCCAGTTAAACATAAGGGCAAAGAAAAAAGTTATCGGGGATTTCAACCCGTCTTTTGAGTATCACTGGCTTTACGATAAGATCATCCCCAGGGAGGACTGCGATTTTCACATAACCACGTACAAGGATAACAAGTTTTTAGAGCCGGAAGAGGTCAAAGAAATAGAGAGAATCCAGTTTGAGAGTGAATGGCATTGGAAGGTTTACGGCCTGGGACAGAAAGGGAAAAAGCCGAATACTGTATTTGATTTCGAGATATGCCAAAAGATACCGGAAGCTGCCAGGTTATTAGGGACTGGCATGGACTGGGGTTTTGTAAATGATCCTTCTGTGATCCTGGATGTTTTCCGGGACGGGGACGATTTGTATTTAAAACTGCATTGCTATCAAAAAGCAATGACCAATACAGACCTGCACGAAAAGTTAAATCAAATAGAACATAAGAAACTTGACACGATTTATTACGATAACTCCAGACAGGATAACGGCGAAGAATTAAGGCGTAAAGGCTGGAGAATGATTGCAGCGAAGTCAAGGACTAAATTTAACAGTTATGGGATAGATATTGCCCGCCGGTTTAAAATTCACATCTTAGCAGAAGATCAGGAACTGATTAAAGAGTTTTCAAACTACGTATATAAAACCGATGCAGCCGGGCATATAACCAATGAGCCGGTGGATTTATTCAATCATGGCATAGATAGTTTTATATATGTTCTATTAATGACTATCACGAAGCCGGTTGGAAAGTATAATTTAAATTAATACAAAACGGATAGTTTTCCGTTACTTTAATATGGAAACAATCACCGTAAATATACCGACCTCAATTAATGAAATTACTTTAGGGCAATTTCAGAAACTGGATTTGGTCAGCAAGGAAACGGACGAGGAAATAAAAACCCGTGCCTATTGCTCTATTGTTTACTCTATGCCCGGCGAAACAGTCAAGCGCACACCAAAAGCAGTATTAAACCAACTGATTAAAGCCGTTGATGAAATCTTACAACAAGAACCGCCGTTTGTAAACCGCTTCGAATTGCACGGGCAGGAATACGGTTTTATCCCTGACCTTGACAGAATGACCGCCGGGGAATGGGTGGACATGGAAACGGCAGGATTCGACCCGCAGAGCCTTCATAAATTAACAGCTATCTTTTACAGGCCTGTTATTGAAACCAAAGGCGAAAAGTATTTAATCATGCCATACACAGGTGAAGAAGATGCGGACAATTTCAAGGATGCGCCCGCCGGGATCATCCTGGGTGCATTGCTTTTTTTTTCCCGTATCGTAAACGATTGTATGATTTGTACCCTGAACTTGATCGGGACGACCCGGAAATCCATTATAAATGGAGGGAGTTTGGTAAGCGTTGGGGTTGGTACGGCTCATTAATGGGGTTGGCAGGCGGGGACGTATTGAAGATTAAAGGGATAACGGAATTAAACATAAATGAATTTTTAATGGCACTGGCTTATAACTCCGATCAGAATTACACCGAAAAGCAGACAAGGAAATGAACTACTATAAAATCGTAACCGACATAAAAGACCAGTTAACCGCCGCCGGATTTAAGACGGTTACTTTTGGAGACCTGGACGAAGTAGACATACAACGTGAAAACATTTTCCCGGTTGCTCACATCATCCCGGAAACGGCAGGTATAGGACGGCAGCCGTTCACATACCAGTTTACGATTGTAGCCTTTGACCTGGTACTTTTCCCGAAAGGAAACCTAACGGATGAAAAGGACGCTTTTACAGGTCAGGACAATACACAGGATGTTTTTAGTGATATTCATTACCGTTTGGCAAAGTTCGCCGAATATTTCCGAAGGGCGACAAATGAATACGAAGTTGATGAACCGGACTTAGACCCGTTCAAAGAACGCTGGGAGGCACTTGTAGCCGGTTGGACAATGGGATTAAACTTGAGTGCTAAAAATTACGCTTCGATATGTTAGAATGCCCGAACATAGATAAGACTTTATCGGCATTTGCTCATAACGTCCCGGTAAATGCAAGGCGGGCTTTAATGGCTAAACGCAAGAAAGTATCTATTCGGGCAAACTGGAAAAAAGTAGGCGGGGGATGGCAGCCGTTCAACATACGCAGGAAATCATTTATGAGTAATACAGTTGCCTCCGGTCGTTTGGGCAGGTCTTTGAGTGGGAAGGTATCAGGTAAGCTGATAACCTTTGAGATGGAGTATTACGGACAATGGGTTAACGATGGGCGGGAAGGTAGCGTAAAATACCCACCGCCGGATAAAATTAAAACATGGCTTAATCAAAGAAAGATAAAGATAAGAAACGAGAAGGGACAATTTGCGAAAGGTCAAAAAGGATTAGCGTTTTTAGTAGGGAGGAAAATTAGAACCTTTGGCATACCTCCGACCGGGTTTTTCACTAATTCATTTATGAAGGCCTGGGATAAACTACCCTTTGAGCTGGACATAGCAATAGCAAAAGACATGGATATAATGATTGACAAATTAAACTCTGAATAATGGCCTTTCAACTGATGGAGGAACCTGGCGATTACGGCATGACCCGCTCCCCGATATTCTTTTATGCTTATGATCCGCTTTACACCGGAGAGAATGGTTTTTATTATGTCGCTGATGTGTATGTGTGGTATGGCGAAGAATCAGCAAAACCTGTAACACCGGCATTAAGATTGAGCCGTTATCCTGATGCGTCCGGCGGTGCAGCGTTTGACGTTTCAGATGTTTGCAACTCCTTTTTAGATGATCATTTGAGCCGTGAAAACGGGGCATACTTTACAACTGGCTGCGCTTTTTGTCAAGTAGAGTTCGGATGGATAGATAACGCCGGTGAACATTTGATCGAAGACACCAGCGATATAATCGCAATTTCTAAAGGATTCACTGGCTACATGGACGGCGTTAATCTGGACGTAGCGCAAAGGGATAGCGTTAACAGATGGTTGACGGATAGATATAACAGAATAAGAATATTTGAAGGCTGTTACTTTACCCTGGCTTTGACTTATAAAACGACTGCTTACGGTGCGCATTATGTCAGGATTTGGGACGATGCGGACGGGGATTCAGTCAGGTACGATTTAAACGCTTTGATAGGAACCGCAACTGATTCAAAGGAAAGAATCTTAATGTTTCAATGCGGGATGGATTGGGTAACTGACCCGACAGATTTAGCAAGCAAAAAGGCATTTGATACGGAACTTTACCCGATCAGAGAGTATTATGTCCAGTGTGAAAATGCAGCCGGTACGAAGATCGGGACAAAGTACACATTCGAAGTCCAGGACTGCGCACCCTGGGGGTTTTATACGATCCAATTTATGAACCGTTACGGCGTATGGGATTACCTGATATGCGAGGGTAGAAAGAAAATGAATTTACAGGTTGAAAGTCAAGAGGTATTTAGAAACCCTTTGAAGATTGACGTTCCTGGAGGCATAACAGTAGACACTCCGAGAGGGCAATACACTACTCAGGTCATGGGTCGTGAAGGAATGGTATTAAATACCGGCTGGATGCATGAAACTGATAACGAGTTAATCAAACAACTGTTAATGTCTAAGCGGGTAATGTGCGGCGAATCGGACGGGAAGAGTTACCAGCCTCTTAACGTGAAAATGACAGCCTTTGAAGAAAAAACACAGTTAGGCGAAAGGTTGATCAATTATGAATTAACCCTTACTTATGCCAACGACTATATAAACTCAGTAAAATGAGAATGAAACTCTATATATCCGGCCTTGAGGTAGATACATACCCCGATCAGGCGTTGAACCTGACAAGGGAAATCTATACTAAGGAGAATGTAGCTTCAACGGATATAGCATACAGCCAACAGATAAGTGTTCCGGCTTCAGATCGGAATATGAAAATATTTGATTTTGTGCATTTGGTTGATTACTGGGAAAAACCTTCTCCGCATTTGCCTTATGAGGGAATTGCAAGCATTGAGGACGGATCAGATTTAAAAGTAGTGGTTGAAATTAGGGGATTCACGTTTGAACGTGGAGTTATAAAGACTTATCAAATAGCTTTTTATGTTTTCGCCACGGAATTATTTACAAAGTTTGGAAATGACAATTTGGCAGACGTTGACTTTTCCGCTTTAGACTTTGAAATGAACCGGGAAAACGTGGTTGCATCATGGGAGGTCGGCGGGACGGATTACTTTTGCCCTATCATGGCACATTCTAAACCGTTTTATTACATTGATGAAATCCCGGACGACCCGATACCGGGAAATATTAAGAGGGAAGCGACCGGGGTAGAACTTGCAGACTGTAAACCGGCATACAATCTTAAAAAATTAGTTGAATTAATATTTACACATTTTGAATATACAGTAAGTTTCGATACAAAAGTAGGTAACCACTTGGAGGAGGCTTTTGTTTTGCCGTCAAAGTCAGCGGGCGGGCTGGAGTATACCGTTGAATTTGCGGAAACTTACTTTTTCGGACAGAAAAGAGAGGATTATGTCTTTACAGGCGTAAACCAGTTAGTCACTTTGTCGGAAATCGTAAGCGACCCCGGCGCAAATTGGACGGCTGATAAATACACGGCACCGGAATCAGGAACGTATAACTTCGCCGTTGGGTTTAATCAGAAAATTATAAGCCTTATTGTGGTTAAGTACAGGATCAACGGCGGCAGTATGGTTACTATTGGCAGTTACTTTGAAAAAATAGGCACGGCAAATGCTGCGATAGATTTAAACACGGGCGATTACGTTGAGTTCTTTTATTTGGGCGTGGTTTTAGTTTATCACGAAGGCACTACAATAGAAATGAAATCATTCAGCGGCTCCGCTTATAACGCTGTGATACAGGCGGCGTTCCAGATGCCTGACATGAAAGTATCGGAATTTATTAAGGGCTTTTTAGCGGCCTTCAAATTAACTTTATTGCAGACCGGCCAGGCAACTTACAAGATTTATGATACCCGCTCAATCTATGCAGACGGAACCGTAAGGGATTGGTCTAACTATGTCGATCAGAAAGTAATGAGTTACCAGAAAAGGGATTCATTTAAGAAACTAATTTTAAGCCATGCGGAAGGAGAGGACGAGTATAATAAAATCTTTAAATCATTAAGAGACAATTTGGCATACGGTGCCGTGAAATATGATACCGAACTGGTTTTAGGGCAAAACGAAATCACTCTCCAATCTATATTTACTGTCTTCCCTCCAGTATTTTTAGGGAAGCAAACCGCAGCCGGTGAACTGGTAGAACCGCCGACAAGTTTATTATTACATCAAAATATTAATGATGCCGGCGAACCTGTATTGGCTAAATTCTTACTATTTTACCGCAATGGTGCGGACGGATCAGACGGGTATTATCTTCAGGACGGCATAGATGCGGCCGGGCCGACATTTGCGTATATTGACACTTTTGGATATTACTCATGTACGCAGGACATGGTAAGTGCTGAAGATTCACCGGCTTTGCATTACGGATTTGAAAACCCGGCTTACGGTGTGCCAACACAGGATATTTTGGTTTATGAATTTTGGCGGGATGTTTTGGAGGTATTCATAAATAACGCCGCTTTTCAATTAACTTCAATTCCTTTCCGGGTTCCGGCTGGAGAAATGGCAGCCTTTAAAATCAATGATACTATTTTGATCAACGGGATTTATCACATCCCTACAAAAGCGGTTTATGATTACACGAATGATTTGATTAAACTTGACATGATCGTTTACCATCCGACTTACGCCGCTACGCTTCCACAGATCGCCAACAGCAGCGGTGAGGTTGTTAACCCATTGGACGTTAACCAGGGAGTGATGCACACGGCAGGAGGCCGGAGAATAGGCGACAGGATATTTAAAACAATTCCTAAAGATATATGGAAACCAAAAAAGGTAAATTAACGGATGTTCTAAAGCTATTGAGCCAGTCGGAGTATTATGGTATTTCGAATGACTTAGAAATAGCCAAAGGAAAATACAGAATCCCGACAACGTGGCGGGCGGTTTTTAAACAGATTTACAGAACGTACAGATGGCGAAAAAGTATAAATTCGAAGTCGAAGCAGACACCGGAGCCGCTAAAAATGACCTGTCCGGTATTGCGGACAAACTTGACGACATTTCCGATACTGCCCAAAAAGCCGGAGCAGAATTAGGCGGCATAGGCAAAATGACCCCCGGCCTGGTGAAAGGTTTTAAGGG